TACTCTTCAACACTAACAAGTCAAACTGCTCATCTTTGGGATGGACAAAACTCTAACTCTGGTTTTGCTTTACGTATTAGTAGTGGTAATTTACAAGTAATTAAAGATAATTCTATAACTAGGTCAGTTAGTGGACAATTAAGTAACAATACTTGGCATCATATACGACTACAAAGAAGGTATGCTTTTACAGAAGTATTTGTAGATGGATTCCAAAGAGGTCAGCAAGCAGGTGCAGGATACAATGCTCATACCTATGTAATTGGAGCTAAAGAAAATGGCTCTGAAGAATTTACAGGATACATAGACGAATTTAGAACATCTACACCAACAGGTCTTTCTGCCGCAAGTTTTACACTTGAAACAGAAGCATACTCTTTAGATGGAAATACAGAAGCACTACTTCATTTTGATGGAACAAATGGTTCTACTACAATTACGAATGAAGCATCTAATGTAATTACTGTTACAGCAACAGGTACAGCCAATGTAACACCTACAGGTGTTGAAGCTGTTGGTTTTGTAAACACAGTAGAAGAGAAACCAACTGAAGTTTTAAGTAGCGTTAGTGCTACAGTTTTTGTTAATGGTAACTTTACCTTCTCAAATACACACTCATTAACAGGTGTATCAGCTACAAGTACTGTTAATACTGTTACAGCAACAGGTGTAATTACTGTATTTACTCCGTCAGCTTTTGACAGAAGACACGTTGTTACTGTTCTACCTAAACAAACAAGTTCGCAAAGAGTTGTAAATATTGTGACAGAGCAAATGAGTCCACACAGAATTGTTACTGTTCTACCGTCACAAACAACTTCTCAAAGAAGAAAGGCAGCCTAATGTCGCTTAAATGGCCCGATAAAGATCCTGATGAGCAATTGGACTACTCTATTGATTGGGGTCCTGCTTTAGATACAGATACCATCTCATCATTAGTATGGAAAATCTACGATGCAGATGGGGTACTACAGACTTGGTCAGATAGCCAAATTGTAAATGGCTTGCAACTTGTTAGTCGTACCAACACAGATACCGTTGCCACAATATACTTAGGAAGTGGCACTGCTTTTACAACGTATAAAATAGTGTGTCGTATGACTGCTAGTGACGCAACTATTCGTGAACAAGAAGTTCGCATAAGAGTCGTGGAGAAAAACTAATGGCTTATAACTATCTTTCTCTAACAAATGAAATCTGCAGACGACTTAATGAGACAGAATTAACATCAAGTAACTTTGCAACAGCAACGGGTTTTTATGCTCAAGTAAAGGATGCGATTAATTCTGCAATTCGTGACATCAACCAAAAACATTTTAGTTGGCCCTTCAATCACAACACAGATGACATAACTCTTACTGCAGGCGAGCTAAGATATCCTTTACCAGAAAATGCAAAATACACAGACTTCGATACTGTTCGTATCTTACGTAATGCTTCACTAGATCTCAACGAAGCACGAAGACTCAAGCAGATGAGCTACGATGAGTATGTAGACAGATTCATAGACCAAGAAGGTGAAACTGATGCTACAAAAGGAACAGTGCCTGAATACATTATTCGTTCCCAAGACGGTGATATTATTGTAGCACCAATGCCAAACAAAGCCTACACAATTGAATATGAATTTTTTATGTTTCCTGCAGATTTAGAAACATATGATGACGTACCAACTATACCTTTCCGTTTTAAACATGTTATTGTTGATGGTGCAATGTATCATTCGTACATGTTTAGAGATAATCTTGAGTCGGCTACCATCTCTGCTCGTAAGTTTGAAGATGGATTGAAGCAAATGAGAACTTTGCTTGTTAATGAAAATGTATATGCAAGGGCTGTTTAATGCCTGATAGGTGGCAAACACATTCATTTGAGTTTAAAGGTGGTTTGATAACCAACCTTTCTCCGTATCAGCAGGGATTTCAAGCACCCGGATCGGCGAGAATACTACGTAACTTTGAACCATCTATCTTTGGTGGTTACAGGAGAGTAGAAGGATTCTCTAAGTTCGATACAAACGCTGTAACGAATACGGGTGTTATAAGAGGTATACACCGTTATAGTAACGAAGTGTATGCCGTACGAGGAGATGACCTATTCAAGTCTAGTGGTTCAGGATGGACACAAGTAAGTGACAACGCAACCTACAGTAGTGGGGGTGTTACAGTTGGTGGTACAGGTAAAGTACGATTTCTGAAGTACGACTTTGATGGTACAGAGAAACTTATGCTTGTCGATGGTACAGGTAAGCCTTACCGATTTGATGGAACTACGTTTGAACAACTAACTTCATTGCCCTCTGACACATCAGGTTCTAAGTTTGCAGTTAACTTTAAGAACCACATTTTTCTCGGAAATGGCAAAAACCTTGTTTTTTCTGCTCCTTATGCAGATACGGACTTTACAAGTGCGAGTGGTGGTGGTATAATAAACGTAGCGGATGCGATTACAGGGTTAATTGTTTTTCGTGATCAACTCATTGTATTTAGTGAAAACAGTATCAACGTAGTTGCAGGAAGTAGTGTAGGTGATTTTCAACTAAAACCAGTTTCTCGTGATTTAGGTTGTATTGCTGAAGATACTATACAAGAGATTGGTGGAGATGTTATATTTTTAGGACCTGATGGTTTAAGACTTTTTTCTGCTACCGATAGATTTGGTGATTTTAGTCTTGCTACCGTATCAAAGCCAGTACAAGATGAGATACTAGATTTGATTACAAGTAGTCCAAATGGTTTTTCTAGTACAGTTATTCGTGAGAAAAGTCAATACAGATTATTTGGTTACAACACTGGTTACACCAATGCTTCGGCTAAAGGGATTGCGGCCACACAATTACAAGAGGGTATATCGTTCAATGATTTACGTGGGGTAAATGCTTACGTTGTACACAGTGAATATGTAGATCGTACTGAACTTATCTATTTTGGTGCAAGTGACGGCTACATCTACAGAATGGAAGATGGTAATAGCTTTGATGGAGAGAAGATACAGGCTACATTTGCTACCCCTTATATACCATTGGGTGACCCTACTATCCGTAAAACAATATACAAGGGTATAACATATTTAGATGTAAACGGAGAGGTAGACATAAGATACTCTCTTAAATTTGATTTTGATCAACAGAATGTTATTCAACCAGATTCACTACTTTTTTCAAACCTTGCAGCTTCATCAATTTCGTATGGTGCAGGGATTTATGGAACATCCTCTTATGGGGGTAAACAAAAGGCAATTTACGAATTGCAAACAATAGGTTCAGGTTTTACAGTGTCTATTTTATATGAAACTATAGGGGATACCATAGACGCTGTATTTACTATTGATGCTGCAACTCTGCAGTATTCCACTAACGCTAGGAGATAAGAAATGGGAACAGGCTACACAAGGAATGATACGCCTAATAATATAGCTGACGGTAACGTGATCAATGCGTCAGACCTTGATGGAGAGTTTGATGCGGTACAAGCTGCGTTTAACGGTTCAACTGGACACTCACATGATGGTACGACAGGTGAAGGGCCACAGATAGATACAGCAGGTATAGCTGATGATGCAGTCACAAGTGCTAAACTTGACACAAACATACAAATAGCAGGTACTCTTGGTGTTACAGGTGAGACTACTCTAACGACACACCTTAACATGGGTGACAATGATATCATTAAGTTAGGTGACAGTGCTGACTTACAGATTTATCATAGTGGAGCAGGTAGTTATATTGATGACACAGGCACAGGCAACTTGTTCATTCGTGCAAATGACTTGCGTCTACAAAAATATACAGGTGAGTTTTACTTAAAAGGTAACTCAGATGGTAATGTTGAGCTATACTACGACAATGCCCTTAAACTAGCCACCACCGCAACAGGCATTGACGTAACAGGTACAGCTACTATGGATGGGCTGACTGTTGATGGTGATATTACTCTTAATGACAATAGCCCAACAATAATATTTGACGATGCTAATGGTGTTGACCAAAACTTTACTTTTGCAGTCAATGGTGGCACAGCGAATATCCAATCAAGAACTGATGCAGGTGTAAATACAACTAGATTAACAGTATCATCAAATGGAAATGTTGACTTTAAAGGTGGAGACATCAGCTTCTACGACAGCACAGGCGTGGCGCAAGGTTTCTTCTGGGATGCCTCAACGCAGAATTTAGGCGTAGGCGTTACAAGCCCCTCTACAACTTTACACGTCAAAGGCGGCACTAACGAAAATGTAATGATTGTGGATGCCACAGGCACTGCGGCAAATTACATCTTTGATGTGCGTGATGACGGCACTTCTAAATTTAGGGTTGACCCTAGCGGCAATGTAGGTATTGGTGCTAGTAGTCCAACAGAGCTACTTGAGGTTCATGGAGATACTCCAAGAATCAAATTAAGAGATACAAGTGCATATTCAGCAGGTACAGGACCTGAAATATCATTTCAAGGAAATGACAATACAGAAACCATAAAAGAATTTGGTTCAATACGGGGAATATCAAGGTCAAGTAATAATGGTGAATTAGCATTTTATACTAGATTAAGTGGTACTGTAGAAGAACGTGTTCGTATTGACCAGTCAGGCAATGTTGGTATTGGTACTGATAGTCCAAGTAATCCTCTTGAAGTTATTGGTTCTGCAGACGCAAACATTGCTACATTTTCCACTTTAGGTGATGGAGGTGGTACTTCTAACAGAGGATTATCTATAGCAGCAGACAGTTATGGAGGTTCTATTAGAACAGTAGGGTCTAGTGTTTCTATGGGGTTTGATGTTAATGGCTCAGAAGCTATGAGAATAGACACTAATCGTACTTTAATTATAGGCGAAACTACCACAAGTGCTGTTCTTAATGGTACTGGTGTTTATATAAATGGTGGTACAAGTGGTTCTTTATATGCTTCAGCAACTGGCACTGAACATTTCTTCAACAGACAAGAAGATGGTAATATATTATCTTTTAGGGTAGGTGGTGTTAATAAAGGAACTATTGGTACTGCAACTACTACTTTAGGCACAAATCCTTTTATAGCAGGCTCTGCTGGTAGAGGTTTATCATTTGATGTTGATACAAATATCATATTCCCTTGTTCCAGTACTGGAGCAAGAGCAGATGGAAGTGCTATTTTAGGTCATTCTACAGCACGCTTTCAAGACCTCTACCTATCAGGTGGTGTATACTTAGGTGGCACTGGTTCAGCTAATCTGTTGGATGACTATGAAGAGGGAAGTTGGACGCCAAGTCTTGATGGTAGCACAGGTGCCCTCACCTCTATTA